CGCGATCAACATATCCGACTCGCTGACTCAATTCGGCACCCCGGCTAAATGGGCGACCTTTCAGGGCGTTCCGCTGCGCAAGGTTGACCAGTTGTTGAACACCGAAGCGCGTGTCGTTTAATCGCCCCCAACATCGAAATGAAAGGATAGCAAAATGGCTTATGTAGATAGAAACCTAACGGTGTCCGGCGTTTTGTCCGGCACCACCTGGACGGGGCAATCCATTGTTGGTACCGGCAACATCGTATCAACCGACTCGATTGACCTGAGCCAGCAACGCGACATCGGCGCGGGTAGCGAGTACCCGATATTGCACGCCGTCATCGGCACGGCGGTAGCGGGCGGCACCTCGGTGGAAATTCAAGTGATTACCGCCGACAACGACGCGCTAACGACTAACCCGACGGTCGTGGGTAGCTCCGGCGCGGTTCCGGTGGCGCAACTGACCGCCGGTGCGCGGTTTGCTGTGCCTATCAACCCGCAACTGATGGGCCGTACCGCCCGCCGGTTCTTCGGCGCGCGTTATGTCGTCACCGGCACCAACACCGCCGGGACGGTAGTGTCGCACTTCGGCCTGGATGTTCAGGACGGCCAGCGCTTCTACGCTTCCGGCTTTGCTGTTGCCTGATCTTAGGAGCTAAACATGGCACGCTATAAAGTTCTTCAAATGTCTTTTGTCGGCAACCGTCTGGCGCAAGAGGGTGAGATCGTGGAGATTGACGACAGCGAGGTGACTCCCGGAGCCAACCTTGCCAAAGTCGATCAAGACGACGAACCCGAGGCGACCCGCCCCGCTCGCAAGGGCAAGAAGGGAACAGACGAAAGCGGCGCTGACTTGGCCTGATTTTTTTAGGTTTGGCGTCACCAGAAAAAGGCCAGGGGAAACTCTGGCTTTTTTCGTAAACGGGAGTGATCTATGGCGTCCGCAGTGGATATTTGCAATCTTGCGCTTGCGCACCTCGGAAACCGGGCGCAGGTGGTGGCGATTGATCCGGTCGATGGTTCAGTCGAAGCGGATTACTGCGCGCGGTTTTACCCGATAGCGCGGGACGAGATTCTTGAATTGGGCGACTGGTCGTTCGCCCGTAGCCGCGAGGAACTGGCGCAACTGTCAGTCAACCCGAGCAATCTTTGGTCTTACGCTTACAGCCTGCCCTCCGACTGCCTGGTGCCACGACGCATCATCACCGGCAACGCGGCGCTGTACGAGGACGACAGCGCGGATTTTGAGGTCGAGGGTTCTACGCTACTCACCAACAAAGAAACCGCGACCCTTATCTACACCCGCCCGGTTACAGACCCCACCAAGTTTTCGACCAGCTTTGTCGTTGCGGTGTCTTACAAACTCGCCGCCTACCTGACCGGCCCCGTGCTGCGCGGTGAAACGGGCGCGACCACGGCGGCGAAAATGCACCAGGTCGCGGCGACAAAAGTAGCCGAGGCAATGGCGATTGATAGCGCCCGGTCAGGCAGATCAGGCGAATACGTGCCGTCTATGGTGTCTGCCCGCGACGGTACAGCGTCCGCGACTGCCTGGGGCGATAACCCCGTTATTTATCCTCCGAGCGGCTATGCCATCAGTTAAAGAACTTTCACGATCCTTTGCCGGTGGCGAGATCACGCCCGAAATGTACGGGCGCCTGGATAACGTCAAATTCCAAACCGGACTGGCGCTATGTCGCAACGCGATAGTGTTACCGCACGGCCCGGTGACAAAACGGCCAGGGTTTGCTTTCGTCAATTCGGTGTTGTCTTCTACGCCATACGTGCGGGTTATTCCGTTTTCGTTTAGCGCAACGCAAACGATGGTGCTGGAGTTCGGGCCGGGGTACATCCGATTCCATACGCAAGGCTCGACCCTTCTTGAAACCGGGAAAAACATTACCGGGATTACGCAAGCCACTCCCGGCGTTATCACATCCAACGCCCACGGATTCTCTAATGGTGACTGGGTGTTTATTTCCGGCGTCGGGGGCATGACGCAAATCAACGGGCGTTACTACCGAGTAGAAAACGCCACGGCAAACACCTTTACCCTCTCCTACACGGTCTCGACGGGGGCGCTCGACACCTCCGGCTTTTCCGCGTACACCAGTGGCGGCACGGCGGCACGGGTTTACACCCTAGCCTCACCTTACGCTGGCACTGATATTTTTGATCTTGACTACACGCAAAGCGCTGACGTTCTTACCATTACCCACCCGAGCTATGCGGTTCGAGAATTAAAACGCCTCGGCGCGGCCAACTGGACGCTGACCGCACCCGCTTTGGGCGCGTCCCCAACCGTACCGACAGGCGTTACCGCGACCGCCGCGCCCTCGAGCGGTACGACAAAAAACTTTTTTTACAGGGTAACGCTTGTCACACCGGACGGGTACGAAGAGTCGCTCCCGTCGGCGTTTGCTACTTGCGCCAACGATCTGACTGTTTTGGGCAACCAGAACACGGTCGCATGGCCTGCGGTCGCTGGCGCGGGGACGTATCGGGTGTACAAAGCGGTCGGCACGTCCGGGAGACTTTACGGGTACATCGGCGAAACGAGCGGGTTAAGTTTTGTTGACGATAACATCACGCCGGATTATTCAAGAAACCCAGCGGCGCAAACGCTGCGCCTCGATACTTCCGGCAACTACCCCGCGACGGTTGCGTACTACGAACAGCGGCGCTTTTTCGCGGGTTCGTCCAATTTTCCGCAGACCATCTACGGGTCGAAAAGCGCCACGGATTACAACTTTAACTCTTCGCTCCCTTCTAACGCTGCGGACGCGCTGGCTTTTACCATCAAAGCGCAGCAGCAAAACGCGGTCAGGCATCTGGTTCCCCTAAACGATCTGGTCGCGCTGACGGTCGGCGGTGCGTGGAAAGTAAGCTCGACCAACAATCAAGCGCTATCCCCGGCCACCCTGTCGGCTCGACCGCAGACCTCTTACGGGTCGAACAACGTCCACCCGCTCATGACCGGCAGCTCGTGCCTGTACGTTGAAACGAACGGGAAACGGGTGCGCGACCTTGCGTTTTCTTGGCAAGCGCAGGTCTATACCTCGGACGACCGTTCGATCATGGCACCGCATTTATTTCAAAGCTACACGCTTACAGATGCCGCCTATTCGCGCTCGCCCGATCAAATCGCTTGGTTTGTGCGTTCTGATGGCGTTTTGGTGGCGATGACTTACGTTCCTGAGCATCAGGTTTTTGGCTGGCACCAACACATTGCCACAAACGGGACGTTTTTAAGCGTGTGCGTCGTTACCGAAGGGAACGAGGACGTACTCTACGCGGTTGTGGAGCGCAACCTGGGCGCTTTGCCGGGGACGACGATGGGGGTGACGGCGTTGTGCATCGAGCGCATGTCAACGCGCTTTTTTAATACTCAAAGCGACGCATTCTTTGTTGACTGCGGCGCAACTTATTCCGGTGCGCCCGCGACCACGATCTCGGGGTTGCATTTCCCGAACGGCACCGCCGTAGTCGCGCTGGCCGACGGCGCAGTGGTGTCCGGGCTGACCGTCAACAATGGCGCAATAACGCTACCGACCGCCGCGTCTAAGGTGCATATCGGGCTGCCTTATACCGCCGACGTTCAAACACTGCCGCTATCCATTCAAGAAGCACCCGCAGGCGGGCAGGGGATGTTGAAGTCGGTGGATTACGCTTACCTGCGCGTCAACCGCACCGGCGTCGTCAAAGTCGGGCCAAACCCAAACCGGCTGACTACGATCCCGCCGCGCACTAATGAAAACTACGACACACCGCCCCGCTTGCGGTCGGAAGTTCTCGACCTGCTTGTGAACCCTGACATCAGCCAGGACGCGCAGCTTTGGGTGCAAAGTTCAGACCCAACGCCGTTCACCTTGTCGGCCTTAATAATGAAAGTGACGGTAAATGGTTGAGCAATGGCGTTTGCCTCTTGTTACGAGCGAGCGCTATGCGTTCACCGAACCCACCAGCGAGGGTATCGAATACATCGCGGAAAATCTGCGCGCCGCCGACCGCGAGGAAGGCTTCGCCACCTTCGGGCACTACCGGCACCTGGACGCCATACGGCTATCGGTAGTGGCCTCGCAGGATGTAGTCATGGGGGTAACAGCCTACGGCGAACCCGCAGCGTTGATTGGGGTGGCAACCATGTCGGTGTTGTATAGCGTCGGCTGCCCGTGGATGCTGGCAACAGACGCCGCTTACCGTTACCGGCGGGCGTTTATCGAATGCGGACGAGCCTACACTCACGCGATGCTGAACCAATACGACAAGCTCACCAACCACGTTGACGCGCGCAACGTGAAAAATGTTGCTTGGTTACAACGGATGGGGTACCAGATCGGGGAGCCTGAACCCTTTGGGGCGCTCGGTATGCCGTTCCATCCCTTCACTATTGAGAGGCGGTAGATATGTGTTTCCCAATGCTCGCGGCGGGGGCTGCCGCAGGTACCGCGGCGACCAGCACAGCCGCTATAGCTACCGCGCTACAAGTGGCTTCGCTGGCCGCGACTGTTGGTGGCGCAGCCATGTCATACAGCGCGCAAAGGCAGCAAGCCAAGGCGCAACAAGCCGCCGCGAGGTACAACCAGCAAGCGGCAGAAATACAGGCCGAGGACGCGCTTGATCGTGGAGCGCGCGAGCAGGAAGCCGCAGGGCGCAAGATCAGTCAACTCCGCGGGCAACAGCGCGCGAACATGGCGGCCAACGGGCTTGACCTTTCCTACGCCGACCAGACCCCGGCGGCCATTCTTGAACAGACCGACTACTACGGGCTGGAAGACCAGCGCACTATCGCCAACAACGCCAACCGCGAGGCCACGAACTTCAAGAACCGGGCAAACCTTTACGGTATGCAAGCCACCGATTCGGGGTCAAACCTTGCGTCCTTTGGCAGTTTGCTAACCGGCGCGGGGCAGGTAGCGGACAAGTGGTACTCGTATAGAAGGTAAACCATGCCGCAAATTCCCCTCTACGATGGCCCGCAGGTATCGTTAAAGCCAATCCAATTCGACCAGGCAAACGCCGACAGCTTCGGGGGCGCGAAAGCAAAAGCGCTTGCCGCAGCGGGCGCGGGAATGTCCAACCTCGGGCAATCGCTCGACCGGATTGTTGACCGCGAAGTCCAGACCGAGGTGTTCAACGCCGAGGCCAAGATCAAGGACGCCTATACCACCTGGTCGCAGGAAGCAGCCAAGAACCGCCAGGGCGAAGCCGCGAAGGGGATAGCGAAAGACGCAACAGACTGGTGGACGAAAACCAGTCAGGAATACACCAAAGACCTGTCACCGATGGCGCAGCGGATGCTTGCGCGTTCAATCGCGCAGCAGTCGGTGGCCGCACGGCAAACGATGGGGGCGTATGAAAACCAGCAACTTGACGCGGCCAACCAGATCGCGCGCAAGGCCACCACGCAAAGCTCGATTGATTCAGCGGTCGCCAACCCGAGCGACGCCAACATCGCAATCCAAAAGGCCAACATCCTCGCCGCCTGGAAGGGCGAGGCGGGCAAGTACGACGAAAAAACATTCAACACCATCGTGAACGGCGAAATGTCGCGGATGCACGAGGCGGTGTTTAATAAGCTGTTTGTTGACAACCCCGGCGCGGCAAAAATCTATTACGAGGTCAACCAAAAGGAAATCTCCGGCCAGGTCAAGGACAACATCGCCGCACGGCTGAAAGTTGGACTAGCCGACGCCGAAGGGGGTGCCGCCGCCCGCGAAGTGTTCAAGACGGAAATGGTGGGCAAGGGCTTGAACGACGCCATCCCCTACGACGCGATGGACGCAAAGCTGGTCGAGCGTTTTGGCAACGACGCGGAAAAACTGAAATCTGCCCGCGCGGAACTCGACCGGCAGGTTGCCATGCGCAACAAAACGCAAACCGAGTTTAATGCGGGCGCGATTGAGGGCGTGTACGCCCAACTTAATCAGAACGTGCCGCTTTCCAAAGTCATGCGCAGCCAGGCGTGGGCAGACTTACCCGCGCAAACGCAACGGCAAATCAAACAGGGTGTTGAAGACCGCTGGCACGCTTTACAGATACGGGACGAGCAAAACCGCGCCCGCAAGATGCGCGAACTTGAAATAAGCAGCGCCCCGGAACTGTTGCGCCTGAGCCAGCCCGAAGTGCTGTCGAAAATGTCGCGTGACGACATCATGCTGAAAATGCCAGAGCTGGGGCCGGACAACACGGCGAGGCTTATGCAAACTTGGCAGCAGTACCAAACCAACCAGATCAAGCTGTCCCAGGCCACCGTGGACAACGATGCGTTCAAGTCGATTTTAGCGGGCGCGGGCATCGACCCGAACCCGGTGCGCACCAACATGGAAGGCGCTAAACGGGTGTTGGATTTACGCAACCAAGTAGAAATTACTCTAGGACAAATGCAACAAGGGCAGCGGCGCGAGCTGACGGCGCTCGAAAAGCAAAAAGTCATGCAAGACATCATCCACGCCGAAGTGCTGCGTCCTGCCTTCTTGCCGGGGCGTGTCAAAAATGAAAAGGTTGTTGACCTAAAACCCGGTGATCTAAACACCTCGGGGGTCAACATCAACGTGGACGGCAAAGGCTATACCTTTGCGCTTAACCGCATTCCGACAGGCGAATACGCCGCCGTGGAGAAGCAGCTTATTAAAGAGGGTATCGCTCCCACCCCCGCCGCGGTTGCACAGGCGTGGTACGACTTTCAAAGATCAAAGGCGAATAAATGACGGATTTTGAAAAAGAGTTTGCCGCGTCGCGCACGCAACCCGCTACGGTCGAGCCGGACGGGTTTGAAAACGAGTTTTCGCGGTTCCGACAAAATCAGTTGGCAGAACGCGGGCGGTTTAACGCCAGCGTGCTGACCGCCGCCGAGACTACGCCCGAGGTGTTCGCCAAGCAAAGGCAACTGTCAGCGGTCACGGGTGTGCCGCTTGACGTGGTGAAAACTTCCGAGGGGCAGGTCAAAGCGCTTGCAAAGTTGCGCGAGTTGCAAATGGCCGCGCAGAACTCGCCCGTACTCCGCGACCGGCTGGCCGACCCGAATTTTGCGACGCTTGCGCAAAACGACGGGCAAGCACTTTCGGGGGTGGAGCATACGCTCAAAGTGCTGGGCGGCACCGCCGGGCGCTTGCTCGGTGGCGCAACGGTTGAAGTCGGCGCAACGCTTTTCGACATTTCGGCGCTGGTCAACGATTATCTAGCCTCCGGCACGGGCGCGGTCGCGCCGGTGATCGACAGACTGTTACCTATCAACCCGCTGCGTCAATTGTCCGACGCTTTCGCCGGTGGCGCGGTTAGCGCGCGCACGCAAGCTAAGGACGCCAGATCGTCGCTTGATGCTTTGTTACCTACGCCAACCAACAGCACCGAATCGGGCATCTACTCGGGCGCGCAGTCTGCGGGGTTCATGCTGGCGACGCTTCCCGCCGCTATTCAGGCGGCTGTGGCTAGAGGGCCGCAGGCAGCGGGCGAAGTGATGGGCGCAATTGCCGCGCTTGCCACCGGGAGCCGGTCTTTTAACGAGGCCAGGGATCAAGGCTTGGGCGTTGCCGGTTCGACCACCTACGCGGCACCGAACGCGATGGCCGAGTATTTGTTCGAGCGCTGGTCGGGCGGTAAGTTTTTCGACGACGTAGCGTCACGCTCGCCGGTATTAAAAATGCTGTTGAACACCGCAACCCGCGAAGTGATAGGCGAATCAGCAACGACGCTCGTACAAAACACAAACGAGTGGCTGCGGTTGAACCCCGAAAAGACGGTGGGCGAGTTCATACAAGAACAGCCCGACGCGCTATACCAGACCATGATCGCCGCGCTAGTGGGGTCGGGTATCCAGACCGGCGCGGTCAAGGGTATCCAAAAAATCGCGGATCGCTACAACAAAAGCCTGGTAAACACCGAAGAGATACAACACCTGCAAGCGCTACTGAAAGCCGCCGCCGGGACAGAGTTACTACAGCACTCCCCCGGAAGCCTGGCAGAGTTCGTTCAGTTTGCCGCGCAGAACACCCCCAACGCGCCCTCGTCCGTGTACATCGACGGCAGGGTCTTATCCGACACCCTCGCGCAAAGTGGAATGACCGCCGAGCAGATCAACGCCGTTTTGCCGAGCGTGCAGTCACAGCTTGCCGACGCGGTGGCCGCCAACTCGACGGTCGAAATACCCATCGGGGAGTTGACCGCTGCGGTGGCCGGGCAGCCGTTGGAGCAAGCACTGTTGCCCAACCTTCGCACCCGCGCCGACGGCTTGAGCATGAACGAGGCGAAAGTCGAACAAGAGCAAGCGCAAGATTTTTTACAACAAGAAGCCGCGCGCATCATTCAGCAAGCCGCCGACCAGGTGCAGGCCAACGCACAGCAGGAAACCGTGCGCCAGTCGATCAAGGCCGATCTCGACGCCACGGGGCGCTTTAGCAGCGATGTCAACGATAAGGGCGCAAAGCTGGCCGCGCAGTTCTATACCGTCATGGCAGCCCGGCTCAACACCACGCCCGAGGCGCTATACAACAACGTCGTAAGGTATCGGGTTCAGGGAAGCGGACAGACGCGCGGGACTTTGCTCAACGCCGAGGGGCAAGACGATCTGTTCGATTTTAGTTTCCCCCCGGACGGCAACCAACTGCGCGATTACAAGATAGGTGACACCACGATAACGCTGGACGTGAACGCCAACAGCGGTGAGGTGAAAATCGCCAGTTTGCGCACGCCGCAGGCGAAGCGCGGGCAAGGTTCGGCGAGAGCCACCATGCAGTCGTTGGTTAAGCAGGCAGACCGCCAAGGCGTATCAATCAAGCTGGACGCGAGCGCGCTGGATAAGAAAACCAACACCGCTAAACTGGTCAACTTTTACAAGTCGTTCGGGTTTGAACCGACCGGCAAAAAAATAAACGCGGCGGGCGACATCGAAATGGTAAGGCAGCCGCAAAACCTCAACCAACCCGCCTTCGACGGCCCTGAGACTGGCAACACGCCTATCGGTGACATGACCGAGATCGAAGTCGATGGGCAAACTCGCCCTGCGCTGAACAGCAACGGCAAGCCTATCCATCCAACGCAGGAAGGCGTGCGGAATTTCTGGCGGTGGTTTGGTGACAGCAAGGTTGTCGACGCGCAGGGTAGGCCGCTGGTCTATTACCGGGCGACCGACTCGGATCGCACCGAGTTCCGCAAGTCATGGCGCGGCGGCC